CTGTGTCCAGGTATGGGACGCTGATGAGTGGATCGAAAATGCATTCTCGATCAGAGACATGATAGCGTCTGGCAGCGTCACTGCATATGCGGCAGCGATGGAACCTGACGAGTCAGACAATGTTCTGATTGACGGCAGTTTGCGCCACGCCGTGGCAGAGATGGCGTCTAGAAAACTGCGGACCAGAAACGACAGCCCACTCAATCCGATCAACGATGATGATGCGCGGGCCGCCGCAAAAATACTCGCGGGGTTTAATCCTGACAAATACGTCCGATTGTTTAACGAACTTTCTCAATGATAATTGATCACCTCGGCCCATGGATGGGCAGGACCGAAAACATGGTGAAAAAATCGCTTGACTATCCTACCGAGCGGCCGGATGGTAAAAGCCGACCCTAGCCAGGCGCAAATTGCACCCCTATAATGGCTCCCGTTGGACTGTTATGGGAGTGCAACGGTGCCTGTATTTTCGAAGAAGTCGCGCGAGCGACTGGAGACCTGTGACCCCCGCCTTGTTCGGGTTATGGAGCTGGCCATCCAGCGCATCGACTTCTCCGTGCGCGAGGGCTATCGCAGCAAGGCCGCTCAGGATGCCGCTGTCCGGGATGGCTTCAGCAAGACCCCGTGGCCCAAGAGCAAGCACAACCGCTACCCCTCCCATGCGGTTGACATCTACCCCCCACCCCTTCAAGAGCGAATACTGGAAGGACCTGCAGGTCTGGGCAGACCAAGCCAAGGTGATAATGGAGTGTGCTGCTGAGCTGGGAGTTCGCCTGCGCTGGGGTGGGGACTGGAACCAGAACGGGGACTGGCGGGATGAGCGTTTCTTTGATGGCCCTCACTTCGAGTTGATGGAGGACTAGCTATGCCGTGGAAAGACCCGAACCACTTTAGCTGGTTCCAGACCGTGATGTATTCACTCTTTGCTGCCTTTGGGGGTCTTATGGGCTACCTCATGCGAGCAGTTGACCGGGGCCAGCCGGTCAGTTATGGTCGGGCCTTTCTGGAAGCCGTAGGCGCCGGGTTCGTCGGGGCACTAGTCATACTCACCTGTATGGCAATGCAGCTGGACCCACTGTGGTCCGGGGTCATTGTCGGGGTATCCGGGTGGCTGGGGGCTCAGGCCACCATCCGCGTGCTGGAGATCCTGGTATACAAGAAGTTAGGGATTGCCAAGGCGGACGTTGACGTCGCTAAGGAGATCCGAGATGATCAAGACAATCCTCGCTAAGTTCAGCGGCCTTCGCTTGTATCTGGAGTACGCCCTCATAGCCGCGGTCATTACCATGGCCGCCTTGGCATGGGGGTACCGGCTTCAGGCCAAGGCGGCGCTGAACCGCAATCACGAATTGGCCGTCCAGCTGTCCGCCGCCTCTACAGCTAACGCCATCAACCAACAGACCATCAAGGACCTGCAGGAGCAACGCAGGCGCGACTCCGAGGCTCTGGTCGGTCTGGCAGAAGACGTGGCCTATATCCGCCGCACCACCGGGGCCACCCACTCGGCTGTCAAGAACCTCGGAGCTACCAATGAAGCTGTTAACGACTATCTGCAGCAGCCTGTGCCTGACGATCTGCGCGGGTTGCTCAACGACCGAAACCCTCGTCCGGACTGAGTACGTTCGGGAGGCGCCCCCGGAGGAGCTCCTGCGGCCCTGCGAGCCCCCGATTGAACGGCCTGTGGCCATCACGTGGGACATCATCGACAACTGGCTGGCCGCAGATGCCGCCTATCAAGAATGCGCGGCGCGTGTACTCCGGCTCAAGGGATGGTACAATAGTCCGCGGCAGTGACTGTTGCCAAGCGCCTCCCTCGCCACCTATCATCAAGGGGTCAGCAGTGCTGGCCCCTTTGTTTTTTGACTGGAGGTTCCAGATGGGTGCGCCTAAGTCAGGCCCCAACGCCAAGCGCGCAGATAGCGCGAACCAAAAGCGGCTCGCCCGCCGCACGAAAGAAAACATGTCGCCCGAGATGCTCGAGCGCCGCGACCGTTTTGTGGATGCCCTCATCATGGGTATGTCCAAGTACCAGGCTGCCATCTATGCCGGGGTGCCGCCGCGCAGCGCCCACAAGGAAGGTAGCAACCTGTACTGCGAACCCTATGTGCAGGAGCGATTCCGGACCCTACGGGAAGCGATTGAGGAGGAGAACCTCATCACCCGCAAGGAGCTCATTCTGAACGTCAAGTCCATCGCCTTCGATGATCGCGAGCAGGGCGGTGCTCGAGTCGGCGCCTCTAGCCTGCTGGCCAAGGTCATGGGCTACGAGGCCCCAACCAAGATCCAGGCCAAGGTCGAGCACAAGGGCGGCGTTATGATGGTCCCGATGGCGGCCAGCGTCGATGACTGGGAGGCCCAAGCCTCCGGCGCGCAGAAGCAGCTCAAAGAAGATGTCCGCACCTAACATTGTTTGGCAACCCTTGCCGGGCTCACAGAGCCTGGCCATGTCCTGCCCGTGCCATCACATCCTGTATGAGGGCACCCGCGGTCCGGGTAAGACCGACGCGCAGGTCATGTTCTTCCGGAAAATGGTGGGCCGGGGCTATGGGGCCTTCTGGCGCGGGATCATCTTCGACCGTGAATACAAGAACCTAGACGACTTGATTGCCAAATCCCAGCGCTGGTACCCGAAGTTCTTCGACGGGGCCAAGTTCCTGGCCTCCAAGAGCGATTACAAGTGGGTTTGGCCGACCGGGGAGGAGCTCCTGTTCCGCCAGATCAAACGTATCTCCGACTACTGGAACTACCATGGTCAGGAGTTCCCGTTCATCGGCTGGAATGAGCTGTCCAAGTACCCGACTCCGGAGCTCTACGATGCGATGATGAGCTGTAACCGCTCCTCCTTCCTGCCCGAGGAGCACAGCCCCATCAACGACCGGGGCGAGCGCGAGATCCTGCCTCCCATCCCCCTCGTGGTCTTCAGCACCACCAACCCGTATGGCGCTGGCCATAACTGGGTCAAGGCCCGTTTTATCGATGTCGCCGAGCCGGGCCAGGTGGTCCGCAAGGAGATCGACGTCTTCAACCCGCGGACCCAACAGCGCGAAACCATCGTCAAGACGCAGGTCCGCATCTTCGGCTCCTACAAGGAGAACCGCTACCTTAGCCCGGAGTATGTCGCCGAGCTCGAATCCATCAAGGAAGAGAACAAGCGCCGAGCGTGGCTGTGGGGCGACTGGGACATCGTGGCCGGTGGCGCCCTTGACGACCTGTGGGGTCCGCACCTCATCCTGCCGCGCTTCAAGGTCCCGAAGACCTGGCGCGTCGACCGCTCCTTCGACTGGGGCTCCAGTCACCCGTTCAGCGTGGGCTGGTGGGCTGAGGCCAACGGCGAGGAAGCCACCCTGCCGGACGGCTCCATCTTCTGCCCGCCGCCCGGTACTCTGATCCGTATCGCGGAGTGGTATGGCGCCCAAGAGATCGGCCTGAACAAGGGCCTGCGCCTGTCCGCCAAGGAGATCGCGAAGGGTATCAAGGAGCGGGAGAAGATGCTAATGGAGCAGGGGTGGATTGAGTCCCGGGTCCGGGCTGGGCCGGCGGATAACCAGATCAGCAACGTCAACGAGAAGGACGTCGAGTCCATCAAGAAGAAGATGGCCGACGAGGGGGTGGACTGGATTGAGTCCGACAAGCGCCCCGGCTCCCGCATCAACGGCCTGCAACTGATCCGGGACCGCCTTGAGGCGTCCAAGACGAAGGAAGGGCCGGGGCTGTACTTCATGGACAACTGCCGGGCCGCCATTGCCACCTTGCCTGTTCTCCCTCGGGACGAGGATAATGAGGACGATGTGGACTCTGAAGCCGAAGATCACGTTTATGACGATGTTCGTTACCGCGTGCTAGCCGGCAGCAACCGCTTCGCGACCTCGATCAAGGTCACACTACCAATTTGAGGAGCTGAAGATGCCGAACGTGAGCTTTGTACGCGACGAAGTCGCCAAGATGAAGGGCCGGTGGGACCTTGTCAGGGACTGCCTGAGTGGCCAGAAGGCCATCAAGGACGCCCGCGAGAAGTACCTGCCAAAGCCCAACCCCACTGACCTCTCCGAGGAGAACAAGAAGCGGTACGACCAGTATGTCGAACGGGCGGTCTTCTATAATGTGACCCAGCGAACCCACGCAGGGCTGGTGGGCCAGGTCTTCCAGCAGGACCCGATTGTCGAGCTGCCCGCCCTGATGGAACCGCTCCTTATCGACACCGATGGGGCCGGCGTAGCACTGGACCAACAGTCGAAGAAGGCACTAGGCGAGGTGCTCGGCTACGGCCGGTGCGGCCTGTTTGTCGACTACCCGAAGGTGGAAGGCGCCGCTAGTCGGCAGGACCTGCTGGACGGTAAGGTACGCCCGACCATCATCCTGTATGAACCGTGGGACATCATTAACTGGCGGACCAAGACGGTCGGCGCGAAGAAGCTACTGTCCCTTGTGGTCATCGCCGAGTCCTACGTGGTAGAGGACGATGGTTTCGAGGCAAAGTTGGACAAGCAGTGGCGTGTCCTCCGCCTTGAGGAAAAGACCGGGGTCTACCGGGTCGAAATCTGGCGCGAGGCGAATGGTACACACCGGGAGTACGAGCACTACTACCCGCTGGATGCTGCCGGGAACAACCTCAAAGAGGTCCCATTCACCTTCGTCGGGGCGGTTAACAACGACCCGAATGTGGACATCCCGCCGCTCTATGACCTGGCCACCCTCAACATCGCCCACTATCGGAACAGTGCCGACTACGAGGAGGCCTGCTACATTGTCGGGCAGCCGACCCCGTACCTTGCCGGCCTGACGAGGGATTGGGTGGAGGAGGTCCTCAAGGGCCAGGTGCACCTCGGCTCCCGGGCGGCCATCCCGCTCCCGCAGGGTGGAACCGCGGGGCTGCTGCAAGCCAACCCGAACACCATGCCGAAGGAGGCCATGGAGCTGAAGGAGCGCCAGATGGTCGCCCTCGGCGCTAAGCTGGTCGAACAGGCGGCTGTCCAGCGGACGGCCACCGAAGCCCGGCAGGAGGAGGCTTCCGAGGTGTCCATTCTGGCCACATGTGCGAAGAACGTGGCCGCGGCCTACCGGACGGCCCTGACATGGTGTGGGGTCTTCCTCGGCACCGACCAAGAGCCGCACTTCGACCTGAACACAGATTTCGAGATCGGCCGGATGTCCGCTCAGGACCGCGCCCAGCTGATCGCCGAGTGGCAGGCTGGCGCCATCGCCTTCGAGGAGATGCGCTTCAACCTCCGCCGGGCCAACGTCGCCTATCTGGACGACGAGCAGGCGAAGGATGCCATCGAGGAGGAGCTGGCTTCTGGCATGGGGGCCGGGGCCGCACTGGTCTATGCTCAGCAGATGCAGCAGCAGGAATCGGGAGACGAAGATGGCCGAGATAATCCGGCTGAGTGATAGGAGGCCCCACCTGTCGGGGCCTGCTGTCTGCTCCTGCTGCCCGCATAAGTGGGTGGCGGTTGCCGAGGTGGGGACTTGGCAGTTACAATGCCCACAATGCAAGACCATGAAGGGGTTGTGGGAGCACCCATACTCACCGGAGGCGTTCTTCGAGTGCAACTGCGGCTCCCTTCTGTTCTATATCGTATCCGACGGCTGCCGCTGCCGGGAATGTGGGGCGTACGCTAATGGCTTCTGACAAGCACCTGCTGGACATCGCGACAAGGCACCAGGTCTACCTAGAGCGCCTGAAGTCTGGCCAGGTCAAGAGCATGGGTACCGCCTTGCGTCGGCTGGAGAAGGCCATCACCGAGGTGGTCGGTGGCCTTGGCGCCACCAACATGGCGGACCTCACCAAGAAGCAACTCAACGAGACTTTGGCCAACCTTCGCAATGCTCAGGCCAAGGTCATGCTGGAAATGCTGGATGACCTCATGCCGGCCCTCGAGAAGCTGGCGGGCTATGAAGCGGAGTTTGAAGCCAAGTCCATCGAGCAAGCCGTCGCGGCGGTCAGCCTGACCGTACCTGTGGCCAGTGCTGCCTACCAAGCCGCCCTCAAGCAACCCATATCGGCCACAGGCGAGCTCCTGGAGCCCTTCCTCAAGGGCTGGATTGCCAAGGAGGTCACTGCGGTCAACAATCTGGTCCGCAAGGGGTATGCCGATGGCTGGACGAATCAACAACTGGTGCAGGCGATTCGCGGCACCAAGAAGCTCAACTACTCCGATGGGATCATCGCTCGTATCGGGCGCAACGCTGATGCCGTGGTCCGCACGGCTATCCAGCACGTTGCTTCGACTGCCCGCATGGAGACTTGGGCTGCGAATGCCGATATTATCGAGGGATACCGATGGGTCTCCACTCTGGATATCAAGACGACCCCTATCTGCCGATCTCTGGACGGCCAGGTCTTTAAGCTGGGGCGAGGCCCGAGGCCCCCGGCCCATATTCGATGCCGCAGTACAACTGTGGCAGAGGTTGATCCTAAGTATGACTTTCTGGACGAGGGGGCTACCCGATCCAGCGCAAGCGGCTATGTGGATGGTGATCTTACCTATTACGAGTGGTTGAAAACCCAGCCTGAAGCCTTTCAAGATTCGGTCCTCGGCCCGACCCGCGGCAAGCTGCTCCGGGATGGAGGCTTGACTGCCAAGGAGTTCGCCCGGCTCAACCTCGGGCGCAATTTCAGCCCACTGACCCTATCCGAAATGCAGGAGCTCGAACCGGTTGCCTTCCAGAGGGCTGGTTTACCCCTTCAACCAAAGGTGAAGCGGCCACGGTAGTACGAGGTTTTTAACCAAACCGGAGAATTTCACCGAGGCCTGGAAGCAAGCAGACGCCGCCGTAAATGACCGATGGACCTTCTTCGCAAGGGGGTTGCGAAGCATAACTTCGCGGCCAAATCGAAAGAAGAGCTCATAGAGTTTTTTTTTTAAGTGGGTCAAATTCGATCCCTTCAACCCGGGTCAGTGACCCAAAACTTAGGAGTAGTGCTCATGGCTTTGAAAGCAATCCTCGAGTCCCTTGACGGACTCCCCGACGCAGTCAAGTCCGAATACAAAAAGGGTGATGACGGCAAGTTCCACCTGGACGTGGAGGGCATCGACGACCACCCGAGCGTTGGTGCGCTGAAGCGAGCGAAGGACTACGAGAAGTCCGAGCGGCAGAAGGTGGCCAAGCAGCTCAGTGATTTGCAGGCCCAGCTGGACGCCCTGACCGAGGAGCGCGATGGCATCCTCAAGGGAGCGATCCCGAAGGGTGATGTCGAGAAGCTGGAGAACAGCTACAAGGAGAAGCTGGCCAAGCGCGAGAAGGAGCTGACCGACCAGATCAGCGCCCTGACCGGCAACCTCCAGACCATGCTGGTCGACAATGTCGCCCAGACCATGGCCAGCAAGATCAGTAAGGCCCCCGAGCTGATCCTGCCCCATATCAAGGCGCGCCTCAAGGCGGAGTTTAACGAAGGTAAGGCAGTCACCCGCGTGCTGGACAAGGACGGTAACCCGTCGGCCTTCAGCATCGACGACCTGGAGAAAGAACTGGTTGCCAATCCCTCCTTTGCGCCTATAATTATCGGGAGCAAGGCCTCCGGCAGCGGTGCTGAGGGCGGCCATGGCGGGAGCGGTGCTCCGGGTAAGCTCGATTACGCGAAAGCATCTCCCAAAGAGATCGCTGCTCACATCAAAGCACAGAAAGAATCTGGAGGTAGTTAATCATGGCACTCTCTGACCTGGCGGTATTCTCCGAATACACCTATTCCACCATGACCGAGATGCAAGATCAGCAGATCGGTTTGTTCAACGCGGCTACCCGCGGCGGCCTCGTGCTGCAGTCGGGTAACCACCAAGGCGACTACTCTGAAGAGGCCATGTGGGCCAAGATCAGCGGTCTGGTCCGTCGTCGTAACGCCTACGGCTCCGGCACCGTGGCCGAGAAGGTGCTGGAACACCTGACCGAGACCTCGGTCAAGGTGGCCGCCGGTACCCCGCCGGTCCGTATCGACCCGGGCATGATGAAGTGGATTCAGCGTAGCCCGGAAGAAGCCGGTGTCGTGGTGGGCAAGCAGATGGCGGAGGACTCCATCGCCGACATGCTCAACACCGCGGTAATGTGCTACACCGCCGCTGTGGGCCAGGTGAGCAGCGTGGTCTATGACCACAGTCTGACTGGTACCATGTCCCTGATCGCGCTCAACAAGGGTGCCGCCAAGTTCGGTGACCGCGCTGGTGCGATCGTGGCTTGGGTCATGCACTCCAAGTCGGCCTTCGACATCTACGGTGAAGCTCTGGCCAACTCCAACCGCCTGTTCGTGTTCGGCAACGTGCGCGTCATTGAGGATGGCTTTGGCCGGCCCCTTGTGGTCACCGACAGCCCCAACCTCATCACCGCGGGCACCCCGGACACCTACGCGGCCCTCGGTCTGACCCCCGGCGCGGTGCTGGTCTCCCAGAACGGGGACTTCACCGACAACGTGGAGACCAAGAACGGCGACGAGAACATCATCCGCACCTACCAGGCGGAGTGGTCGTACAACGTCAGTATTCAGGGCTTCGCGTGGGACAAGACCAACGGTGGCAAGTCCCCGCCCAACGCCGCGCTGGGTGCCGCGACCAACTGGGATCGCTACGCCACGTCCGATAAGGACCTGGCCGGCGTCCTCGTCAAGGCGCAGTAAGCTAAATGGACGGGGGCTTCGGCCCCCGTTCTTCACTACTAAGGAGAACCCGAAATGAAACGCATCTTATATTTCACCGCAGGGGAGCAAGCCACCAGCTACGAGCTTGAGGAAATCGCCACGCTCAACGCCTTGGCCGAGAAGCCTTACGAAGTCCGAGTCCTGAACGCCCTGCAATCCCCGAACTATGGGGCTAGCCCGATCGCTGGCGACTTCCTCGCCGGTACGATCCCAGCCGCCTACAAGGATGAGTGGGAAGACCCGATCTACCCGGTCTTCGATATCACTACCCCACCCGCTCCCCCAACCCTGCCGGCCACACAGGCCATCGTATCCGACGGGCAGGTTCTGGGTGCGGATGATGGCGGTACTGTTACCCTGACTATTGAAGACGGTGTCATCACCAGCGTCGTCTACGCTGCTGGAGTATAAATATGAGCAAGAAAGTCACCCTGTTCTTCACCGCCGGGACGACTCCCACCGATGCCGAACGCGAAGCTGCTGAGAAGCTGGGTACTACCCGTTTCCGCAATGCTAACCTGGCCAAGAACGATACCATCGAGAAGTGCGACGAGGTTGCTGGGCTGGTCCCGGAAAGCTACAAGAACCTGAAGGGCGTCAAGGTCCTGGACGTGAAGGCGGAAGAACCGAAGAAGGAAACGGCCCCGGTGGCACCCTCGCCACAAGCCCCGGCCGCCTCGGCCCAACCCAAGCCCGCGGCCCCGGCCTCGGCCCCCGCCACGAAGATGTAAGGTAGCCCACCATGGCCCTGACTATCGAGGACGGCTCCGGGGTAGCCGGGGCCAACAGCTACATCGATGTGGCGACAGCCCGCACCTACGCGGTCGCGCGGGGTCTTACCCTGCCGACTGCCGATGGTGACGTCGAAACCCTGCTGATCAAGGCGATGGACTTCATCGAAGCCTATCGCGGGGATTTCCAAGGCATCAAGACCGCCGCAACCAATCCCTTGCAGTGGCCTCGCACCGGGGTCACCCTCGACGGCTACCCGCTGGCCGAGGGCGTCATCCCGCAGGTCCTCAAGGACGCTCAGGCCCAGCTGGCAGTCGAAGCCCAGAACACTGACCTGATGCCCACCGGTACCGGCCGCGAGGTTGTCATGGAGCAGGTGGACGTGGTCCAGGTCCAGTATACGGAATCCGGCAACTCCAATCCGCAACCGATCTTCACCAAGGCGGAAGCCCTACTGAAGCCCCTCCTCAAGAGCGGCCTCTTCGGTAGCTTGCGGAGTATACGCGTATGACCTTCTACGGTGGCTTGGCGGCCACCGCCACCAAACTGCTGACCGACAAGGGCCAGCCGATGACCATCCGGCGCAAGGGCGTAACGTCCAGAGACCCGGCTGCCGGCACCGTGACCGAGGCGCCCCCTGTGGACTACACCGTTAACGGGGTGCTGCTCGACTACAAGGATTTCTTCGCGGCCTCCAACCTGATCCAGCGCGGTGACCGCAAGGCCCTAATTGAGGCCGGGGTGGTAACACCGACGAAGGAAGACCAACTCATCGCCGACGGTCGGGCCTGGACGATCATAGACGTGGAGGCGGTCAACCCAGCCGGCACCCCGGTCCTCTTCAAGCTGCAGGTGCGGTCATGAGCTTCTCCGCCGACCTGCGCCGCTTCAACCGGAAAACCAAGGGTAGCTTGGATCGCACCCGGCGTATCGTCATCATCAAGCTGTTTTCCGCGGTCATCAAGGACACCCCGGTCCTGTCCGGGCGCCTCCGCGGGAACTGGCAGACCACTATCAATTCCCCTGCTACCGGCGTCATCGGTATCCGGGATGAAGCCGCGGCCATCACCGAGGTGCAGAGCATGGCGGCTCGGAGCAAAGGCTCTGACGTCGTGATCCTCCGGAACAACTTGCCCTATGCCTACCGTATTGAGTTTGACGGTTGGTCCAAGGTCAAGGCCCCGCAGGGCATGATGAGGCGCAACGTCGCCCGCTTCCAGCGCCTCCTCCGCGAAGCTGTAAGGGAGGGCCGACTGTGAGCCTTGACAAAGTCCAGCGCGCCATCATCGGGGCGGTATCCACAAGTCTCGGGGCCATCCCAGCAGCCTATGAGAACGAGAAATTCACGAAGCCCTCGGGTACCAAGTGGGCCGAGGTCTTTTTCATGCCAAACGACCCGTCAGTGGAGACCCTCGGGGCTGAGGGTCAGGACCTGGTCGATGGTATCGTGCAGATCAATTTGAACTACCCGGACGGGTCGGGCGGCTCAGCCGCAAGATCCGATTTTGAAAACATCCGTGCCTCCTTTCCAGCCGGGGCTCGGCCGGCCTATAATGGCCAGGAAGCTGTCATCCTGAGCTGCGGGCGTTCTCCCGGACGGGTGGTAGACGGCTGGTATAGGGTGAGCATCACCATCAGCTGGTACGCTCTCATTCCGCGTTAACCTGGAGGATTCGAAAATGGCAGACGGCAGCCGTCACAGCATGCGCTTCGTTCCGGAGGTCACCTACGGGGTGACCCCGGCAACCCCGGTGTTCGACATCATTCGACACACCGGCACTACCTTGGGCCTCTCGAAAGAAGCTTTGCAGTCGGAGGAGATCCGGGATAACCGGCAGATTACCGACTTCCGCCACGGTGCCCGCCAAGTCGGCGGGGACATCAGCATCGAACTGAGCTACGGCTCGTTCGACGTTATCCTTGAGGCCCTGCTGGGTGGTACTTGGGACACCGACAAACCGACCGTTGGTACTGACCAGCTGAAGGCCGGCACCACCCGCCGCTCCTTCACCGTGGAACGCTACTTCGGTGACATCCTCACCGCGGATAAGCCCTTCCACCGCTTCACCGGGGTCGAGTTCAACACCCTGCAGCTGCAGATCAACGCCAATGCGATGATCACCGGTACCATCGGGGTGGTCGGCAAGGATATGGTGACCGACACCGCGATCATCACCGGGGCGACCTACAACCCCGCGACCACGACTTCTCCGCTGGATTCCTTCACCGGCACCCTGAACGAGAACGGGACCCCGATCGCGGTCATCACCGAGATCCAGCTGAACCTGGACAACGGCCTCGACCCGCGCTTCGTGGTTGGTTCGAAGACTACCCTGCGCCCGTCCATCGGTCGCTCCAACGTCTCCGGCCAGATCACCGCTTACTTCGAAAACAGCCTGCTGCTTGAGAAGTTTATCAACGAGACCGAATCAAACATCAAGTTCAACTTGCCCGACGGCGCAGGCAACAACCTGTTGTTCATCCTGCCGCGGATCAAGTACAACGGTGGCCAACCGGACGTGCAGGGCGAGGGTCCCATCACCCTGTCCATGCCGTTCCAGGCCCTGCTGGACTCGACCACGAACACCAACATCATCATTGAACGGACTCCGGCGTAATGGACAAGAACAACACCGGCCTCGGTATGGAGGCCTTCTTCACTCGGGAGCGGGCGAACGAGGGGGTTGAAGTCCCCCTCTACACCCCGGACGGTACCAAGACCCAGCACTGGATTCGCATCCGCGGCGTCGACTCGGACGCCTTCCGCGAGGCCGAGGCCAACAGCAAGCGCGACGCCTTCCGTGTGGCCAGCATCGAGGACCCCGTGGAGCGTGCCAAGGCCATCCAGGACGCCAAGCTCGACCTGATCGCGGCGCTGGTTATCAGCTGGTCCTTCGAGAAGGAGTGCACCTCTGAAAACATCAAGGAGTTCTTCCGACAGGCCCCCCAGATTGCCGATACCGTGGATCAGGTGGCGAGTAAACGCGCCCTTTTTTTCGCAAAAAGGTCGAGCAGCTCGGTAAGTACGCCGAAGCCGAGTTCCGGCTCGACCAGAAGCCGAAAGGGTCAAAGCAAACCCTCCGGGAAAGCCTGATCCAAGTTTGGAAGACGCTGGGACGGAAGCCGAAGCAACTCGCCGAGATCCCAGCCCTTCCACAGGAGCTCGAATATGTATGGGAGTGGTATCGCGAGGTATGTACGGGGGAGCCCCTGACCTATACCGAGCTGCACCACTGGTCGATGGTTACCGGCAAGCGCCTTCAGGGTTGGGAGGCGGAGCTGATACGGTCGCTGGACCGCATCTTCTGGAAGGTGCAGAATGAACGATACCGCTAGCCTTGAGATCCGGGTCCTATCGGACCAAGTCGATGCTGCCAACCGGCGCCTTGACAATCTTGAGAAGAAAGGCGCCTGCGCCGAGCGGGCCACCGACGGGCTGACCGGGGCCTTCACTAAGCTACTAGGCCCGCTCACAGCGGCCGTCAGCGTCATGGGCTCCCTGAACAAGCTAGTTAGAGTTCAGCGCGAGTTTGACGTTCTTAATGCGGGGCTGATCACCGCCACTGGTAGTGCGGAAGATGCCGCCGTCGCCTTTGAAGCCCTTGAGGATTTTGCTGCCCGGACCCCCTATGGGCTACAGCAAGCGGTCGAGGGCTTCACCAAACTAGTTAACCTTGGTCTGACCCCTAGCGAGCGGGCACTCGAGTCCTACGGGAACACCGCCTCGGCGATGGGCAAGGACCTCATGCAGCTTGTCGAGGCGGTGGCCGACGCCACGACCGGCGAGTTCGAGCGCCTGAAGGAGTTCGGTATCAAGGCCAAGCAGGAGGGGGACAGGGTGTCCCTCACCTTCCGCGGGATGACCACAACCATCGGCAACAACGCGGCCGAGATTGAAAAATACCTGATGGACCTTGGTGAGAATGAGTTCGCGGGGGCCATGGCTTTGCGGGCGGCCACCCTTGACGGGGCTATCGCTGAACTGGGGGATACTTGGGACGGGCTGTGGCGCACTGTCAACGAGATGGGGGTAGGGGAGGTTATCGAAGATTCGGTGCGCTTCGCCACCTCCGCTCTAGAAGAGCTAACCGCCTGGATCGAATCTGGTCAGGTGGAAGCCTTGCTGGAGTCCCAGCTAGTACAGTGGCGCTTCTGGGGTGAGGACATCGAACGCGCCATTGCCAGCGTTACCGAGTTTATCAAGGAGAACTTCGGGCAGTGGGAAGACGAGGGCGAGGGGGGGGTTCAGTTTCTGATTGATGCCTTTACTAAGCTCCCTTCCAACCTGCGGAAGACGGTCAAGATCCTGACGGTAGAGTTTGCCTCCGGTATAGACCGGATGCTAGCTAAGGCCCGGTACTGGAAAGAAGCCAGCGCGGCCGTCTTTACAGACGACACCATTGATGCTGCTTACCAGCGATACCTACAATCCGTTGAAGCTATCAACAACGCCCGTTCTGAAGCCATCGATGCCGCCCTGCAGGAAGGGGGCGACAGTATCTCGGCCAGCGACACGGCTATCGCTAATTTTAAAGAGCTCTGGGAGGAGTACGACCGTAACCGTGAGGCTGCCCGCGCGGCTGCGAAAGAACAGGACCGCTTAGCCCGCTTCCGCGTTGGGGCGGTCGGCGGTGCCTCGTCGAGTGTGGACAAGGCGGCCGCCGCTGCAACCAAGAAGAGCCAAGACGAGTTCCAGCGCCTCGTAGAATCCCTGCGCACCGAGGAGGAGGCCATCCGGGCGTCCTACGAGAAGCGCAAGCAAATCATCGAACAGAACACCGCCGCGGGCTCTGAGCAGCGAGCGGACCTCATGGCACGGCTGGATTCCGAGTACGCTGAGGAGCTGGCCAAGCTCCAGGAGGCCAAGGGCCGCGAGCTGGAGGAGGTCCGGCGCTCCCTGCTGTCCGAAGAAGAAGCCATCAAGGAGAGCTACGAGCGGCGTCTGCAGATCATTCTGGACAACACTGCGGAAGGCTCCGCCATCCGTGAGGAGCTGGCCGCTAAACTGCAGGTGGAGTACGACGGCCAGTTAAAGCAGCTGGAGGAAGCCAAGCAGCGCGAGAGGGATAGCCTCTACAACGGCCTGCTGACCGAGGAGGAGATGATCCTCCAATCCTACGAGCGCCGCAAGGCCCAGATCCTCGAGAGCACCGCTGTCACCGAAACCGAGCGGCTGGAGCTGATGAAGCGGTTGGAGGAGCAATACTCCAACGAGATGGCCGCCCTCGAGCAGAAGCGCCTGCAGGCCCAGCTGGCTTCTGCCTCAGCCTTGTTTGATGGGCTGGCCGGGCTGGCCAAGTCCTACGCCGGGGAGCAGTCCCAAGCCTACCGGGCGTTATTCGCTATCAGCAAGGCCTTCTCCGTCACGCAGGCGGCTATGTCGATTGCCACAGGGTTGGCCAAGGCACAGGAGCTTGGCTTCCCGGCCAACCTGGCTGAGATGGCACGCGTTGCCGCCACGGGGGCCGGTATCATCGCCCAGATCAACGGAGCGAACTTCGCCGGGGCCTACGACAAGGGTGGCAACATTCCGGCTGGTAAGATTGGTCTAGTTGGTGAATACGGACCGGAGCTAATTGAAGGACCCGCCAAGGTGACGTCCCGCGCCGAAACGGCTAAAATGCTCAAAGGAGGCGGCGAGGTTGCCCCAGCAGCGCCCCCTGTGGTCAACGTCCGCAACATCAACGTTTTAGACCCGGCCGTGGTGGGTGATTACCTTGGCTCTGACGAGGGTGAACAACTAATTATGAACATAGTCCAACGCAATCAACGCGCGTTGGGCTATTGAGGAGCTAGACATGCCCTACTTGACTGGTATCGCCGATAACTTCGAAGATTTGCACACCACTGTGGTGAAGTTCCTGGCCGGGTATGGTACGGTGCAACCCCCTACCTACTCAGGGACAGGGACTGGTACTCTTGAAGAGCTCGATACTTACCCCGCAACGGTCTCGGAGACCTGGACGGTAGAATGCACCGCCGCCAGCCCGGGCGGGGGTACCTTCTCCGTTACCGGGTCTAGTAGCGGGGCCACCTCCCCCGCCACGGTGGGGCAGCTTTATGATAACGGCAAAGTGCGCTTTGTAATTTTGGGCGGCGCCACGGACTTTGTGGTAGGGGATACCTTTACCATCACCACCACGGTCGGGGTTATGCCTTCTGCTGAGCGTTGGCAGGTGCTTCGGCTAACGGGGGTCACAAATATCCAAGCCAGCTCCTTTCAGGCTCGATGGGAACCCTTCGCCGTCTTCAAAGGGCCTTATCACAACCACGCCAATGGCTGGGCCACCGCCACGGGACAGGTCACCAACCAGTGGTTGAGCTGGAAGATGGTAAACCCCTTAGACATTACGCGGCTTCGCTTGCGAGGGTCCGCCACCGCCAGCCAGTCGCCCAACACCTTCACCCTGCAGTACTCGGTGGACGGGGTCAATTGGGTCGATCGTAAGTCGTGGGCTGATATTACTTGGGCTGCGAACGAAACTAAGGAATTTGCCGTCGACGGGGTCAGCCCCGGCCCGCAACTCTATTGGCGTATCTTTGTTGCCTCTAATAATGGGAACACCTCTAACATAGTTATCCAGCAAGTGCTCCTTCCGGAGTTTATGTTCACAGCCGACTTCAATCATTCCCGCCGCCCCGCCAGCTGGCTCAAGGCACCGGGACTAACTGGGCTGGATCCCTGCTTTATCAACTTCCAGCTTTACGACCGGCCGACGGATGACTACTACAACCTTGCCTTAACGGGGGCCACTGGCTTCATCGGTGCCGCAGACTTCGACAACCAGCCAGGAGCTCGCGAAGCGCTGGGCCTAACCCTATGGAACCAACCGATCAAGTTCTGGTTATCGGCTAACGGGCAGCGGGTGATTTTGACCGCCAAGGTAGACACCGTCTATGTGAGCATGTATGCAGGCAAGATCAACACCTACGGGACGCCGGGTCAGTACCCGTATCCCTTGTTGTTGGCGGGGCCCTTGGCCACAGCCTCAGCTACGCGTTACTCGGGCAGTATTGCCCTCCCCTACAAGGGGAACCGTGGGCAGATGGTGCTGAGGGATGCCGGAGGGGTCTGGAGAACTCCCCACGCCTGGCCCTACACCAAGAGCTACGGCAGCACAGTCACCTTCCGCGACGTCAATGGTGCCTACTGTCTGATGCCGATAGTGCTCCATGATAACTACAACACCTACGGGACCTTGGATGGGCTCCACTTCATAACCGGCTTCGGCAACGCTGTAGAGAATACCCTTGACATCGGCGGACAGGAACACGTGGTGTTGCAGGATGGGGCCTTGAACGGTTTGGCGGACTTCTTCACGCAGAGGATAGCATAATGGCGTATTTTACTGGTTCTGTTAACTCCTCCGCCCAGCTGGCCACCCTGCTCAAAAACACCGCTGCGGCTAATGGCTGGACTTTGGCGGAGGATGTGGTAAACAAGAACGGGGCGCATATTCGTATCACCGCCCCAGACACCTCTGAGGTGCGGATTGAGGGTGCCCGGAACGGTATCTTCGCCACCCCGGATATGTGCCCTCGTTACTCGCGCATCCGATTGACCAACTGGCCCTCTCAGGCCACTTACCACCTGATTGTGTTTGAGAACCCGGACACCGTCTGGTGCACCATCAACTTTGACACTATCACCTACATGCATATCGGTTTCGGGGTGCTCCAGAAGTATTCAGCATGGGAGGGGGGTATGTGGTTCCACGCCCAGCACACGTCTAACAACATGGATCTAAACAGTTACTCCTATGTTGATGGAGACATCCGCCCGTATAAGTCCTGGCACGGTAACGAGTGTGCCCTATTCTGGAACCAGCGGGACAGCTACGAATGGGGTGGGCCTAGCGACAACAAGACCAGTAAAGTTCATTGCGAACTCCGAGGAGAGGTCTGGCCTGGCTTTGAACAGGGCACCTACGTGAATAACGACTTTAATATGATCCACTGCCCTTATATCATCAAGCCAACCCACAATCGCAACCCGAATGCCTTTAACGGCCAGACGGTACTGAGTCCGTTCATGCTCACACTCCAGAGCACCGACGGCCACTACATGCCTATCGGCCATGTGGGGCACCTCCGCTGGGTCAAGCTGACAAACTACAATCCGGGCGACATCATCCAGCTGGGCACCGAGAGGTGGCTTCTCTTCCCCTGGAAGCAACTCGATTTCACGGTTCCTAATGGAACCTGGGACACTCGTGACAACCGTTCGACCGGGGTTAACGGTGTCGCTCTTGCTTACGATGGGCCTTGATTATGCCGGTGCTTAATGGATTCTACCTGGAGCCCTTGGTCTGGACAAGGGATCACCTCAACATGGTGCCCCTTGACCAGCTAGGGGACCACCTGTATGAAGATCGGCAAGCTTCTAGCAACCCTGAGCCTATCTCTGGGGTGGCAATACTTAATGCGCCAATCTCCTCCTACGCCAGACCAAAGCAGGGGCTAATAGCCCACTCCTTTTTTGACGATTTCTATTTTCGTGTTCACGTTAACCCTAGCCAGATTTCGCTCGGCAACATGCTATCCGCCCAGACTCGCGAGGTGGAGGTCTGGAATGCTTGGCCTGACCCACAGCTCTTGAGTTCAATAGGAGAAGAAGCTACCGAAGGGATTGTTTTAACGGAGCCGGTGGCGACCCCGACCACCTTCGGTCCGCTGGAGACGCGCACCTATATCGTAAACGTTTCGACCAATGGTCCACCGATCATTGACGCTACCTTTACCTTTAACTTCTCCAGCGATGCCCCGACCCTGAAGATTACGGGGCGACGTGTTGTCCTGTGGCCATTCATACCTCAAGTTCGGGTCGAGGAAAGGCTTGAATGGGCCACCGATGTGATCCCATCCTTTTCGGGGGAGCAACGCCTAGCCCTACGCCCTGCCCCTCGTCAAAGCTTCCAGTACGAATACCTGCTGACTGAGGAGCAATACACCCGAGCTAAGGCCCTGTCCTTCTCATGGTCTAATAGGGTGTACGGCGCTGGAGTTTGGTGGGAGGCGACTCACGTGGGGGCAGTGGCCCTTAACGCTACCTCTCTGGTCTTCGATACCAGCAACGCGGACTACCGGCCCAATGATCTGGTTATGCTTTGGGAAAGCGATACCAAGTGCCTGGCCCTTGAAACGACGGACGTAACCCCGTCCGGGGTTACCTTGAAGCAACCTCTTGAGATGGGCTTTACTGACGCCTATGTCATGCCCCTGCGCTTCGCCCTAACCTTAGAGGGGTCCCGGTTCACAAGAGCGGCCCATGATATCGTGCGTGCCCGGCTACAATTCCTGGTCACCAACAACATCGACCTCGGGGCTACCCTGAACAGCCCATACCCGCAGTACCGTGGGGTAGATGTTCTTACAGACCCGTCGGTGGTCCTCGGGGACTTGCAAGATCGGGTGGTACAGTCTGTGGATGTGTTTGATAACGGTTCGGGGCCAATAGCCACAGAGGTCAAGCGGGGTTATCCTGATCGGACTGAGACACTAAGCCTCGACGCTTTGGACCGGGCGGGGCTATGGGCTATGCGTCGGTGGCTTCACGCCCGCCGCGGTAAGCAACGGAGCTTCTGGCTCCCGAGCTGGAATACGGACCTCGTACTGGCTTCTGACCTCCATGCGACAGATGTCTCCATCGCCGTGCGTGCTATTGGGTACCCGCTATATTATGGGGTCACCGATATTATGATTGAACTCTTAGATGGCTCCCTCTCCTTCCATAGGGTGCTCTCTGGTCACGCGGACGCTAGTGGGGATGAGATATTGAACCTGGACAGCCCTCTGGGTATTGACGCCAGCATGGGGGAGGTCTCCCGCATCAACTTTATGCGTCACGTCCGCTTTGACACGGACTCCATTGAGCTCAACCACACCTACGGCGGACGGGTTACGATGTCCGCCCTTGTTAGAGAAGTCCCGGAGGGCTCCTGATGACATACAACGCCTATGAGGAGTCTACCCAGCTTGGCGCCCCTGTTGAACTTTACGAGTTCGTTCAAGGTCCGCAGCAATGGTACTACACCAGCTGCTCCTCTCCTATCAGCCGACTGGGTATCTCCTATACCCCGATGTCTGTTAGTCGAGACCGGGTCAAGGTTTCGGGGGACATCTTCAAAGACGGGGTTAAGCTTAGTTTTAACCGTGGGGACGCCTTTGCTAACCAGTTCCTGGCCTTTGCACCGGAGGACGTAACCACCGTGACCATCCTGCGAGGGCATTACGGGGACCCGGACGAGCAGTACATCGTCTACTGGAAGGGGCGGGTGGTAGGGGCCAAGGTATCCGGAAATCAAATCGACGTGGAGTGTGAGTCCGTTTTCACCTCGATTAAACGTCCAGGTCTACGCGCTCGCTTTGAGTACGGCTGCCGGCACACCTTGTATCTACGCGGCTGCGGTGTGGACAAAGAAGCCTACCGTTTCAACGGGCAGGTTACCGCCATAACCGGGGGGCTTAACGTCGCCGTGGCGGGGGCCACCATCCAACCCGATGGCTATTATACGGGGGGCATGCTGGTAACGGTGGCGGGGGTGCCACGCTTTATTACGGGGCACGTGGGTGGGGTTGTGACCTTGGCGCGGCCCCTTGCGGACTTAGCGGTTGGGGACACCGTCGCGCTTTACCCCGGTTGCGACCACTTAAAGGAGACCTGCAAGAATAAGTTCAACAATCTGGACAACTTCGGGGGTTTCCCCTTCATACCAGGACGCAACCCGTTCGATGGTAGTTCAATTGTCTAGGAGAATGATATGGCATGGTTCTATGCTGTAGTATTCATCGTCGCGCTGGTCGTCGCCTACACGATGGCCCCGAAACCCGAGACCCGGCCTCCGGCGGGGCTCGACGAGATTCAAGCCCCGACGGCTGAGGTCGGGCGGGAAATCCCCGTCCTGTTCGGGCGTCGCAAGCTGGAGGGGCCGAACGTTGTATGGTACGGGCACCTCCGGACCGTCGCGATTAAGAAGAAGGGAGGCAAGTAGTGACAGAACAAGTTATTGTGCGGATGGCAGACCTGCGCTCCCTCCGTTACTGTGCCCGCGGGGTCCGGGAGTTTTGTGCCCGTTATGGGCTGGACTACACTGACTTCCTGCAGAACGGTGTTTCCGCGGAGAAGCTGCTTGCGGCCTCCGGTAATGACGCAATGGCCGTAGCGGCCGTGGAGGTGGCTCGTGGGCGGCAACAGTAAGAAGGCCACCGTCGGGTACAAGTACTACCTCGGCATGCACATGATCCTGTGCCATGGCCCGGTAGACAAGGTCACCCGCATCGAGGTGGATGGGAAAACAGCCTGGAGCGGGAATGGCACCGGTGGTCCTATTTACGTCAACTCCCCCAACCTATTTGGCGGGGAGGAACGCGAAGGCGGAATACAGGGCACTGTGGACATCGACATGGGCGGGCCGCTCCAAGGGCGTAATACCTACCTGCAGGGCCGGCTGGGGGCGGACATCCCGGCTTACCGCGGGGTACTGGGGGCAGTCCTCAGGCAGGTCTACGTAGGGCTGAACCCCTACCTGAAGCGGTGGGCCTTCTGGGCCAGCCGCATTCACGTCCGCCAGAACGGCATCCCCCAGTGGTACGACGAGAAGTCTGAGATCAACGGGGATATGAACCCAGCCCACATCATTCGAGAGTGTCTGACCGACCCCGACTGGGGTATGGGCTACCCCGAAGCAGACATCGACGATGCTTCCTTCATGGCGGCTGCAGACCAGATGTACGACGAGGGGATGGGTATGTCCTTGCTATGGGATCAGTCGGTGACGCTAGAGAAGTTTATTCAGACCGTTCTTAAACACATAGATGCTTCCCTGTATGTAGACCGCTTTACGGGGCGCTTCGTCCTCAAGCTAGCCCGCGGAGGCTATGATATCAACTCCCTGCTGGTTCTAGGGGAAGCAGAGATTGACCGGATCACCGATTTCAAGCGAAACACGATCGGGGAGCTTATCAACTCAGTCACCGTGGTATATTGGGATGCTAACACGGGCAAGAACGGTTCCGTTACCGTCCAAGATATTGCTCTGGCGGCCCAGCAGCAGGCCACCGTTGGTACGACCAAACAATTCACGGGTTTCACGAACGGTGCGATAGCCACACGGGTGGCGCAGCGGTCCCTTCGGGCGCTATCTACCCCCTTGGCCAGCGGTACTCTCTACGTGAATCGCAAGGCGGCCTCCCTTAACGTCGGGGACGTGTTTGTGCTCAACTGGCCCCGTTATGGGATCACCAGGCTGGTCATGCGGGTAGCCAACATTGAGATGGGCTCCCTTGGTAGTAACGCCATTAAGATCCAAGCAGTTGAGGATGTCTTCTCCCTCGAGTCAGCGGTGTATGCTCCTCCTCCCCCTAGCGAGTGGACGAACCCAATCTCTGCGCCGGCCCCATGCCCATACCACAACGTGATTGAGGCCCCGTTCTGGGAGCTAGTCCAACGGCTAGGAGAAACGGAGGCCAGGAACATCCCGCTGTTGTCCGGGTTCGTTGTGGCCACGGGGGTCCGCCCATCGGGGGACGCAGGTAACGCCAAGCTTTATACTAACCCTACTAACACGGCTTGGGAAGAAGCTGGCACAGTGGACTTCTGTCCGACGGCCGTTCTGGCCGCTCCCATTGGCCCCCTCACCACGGTGCTACCTATTCAATCCGGAGTGGATCTGGATATTGTCCAGGTCGGGACTTATGCGCAGATTGGGCCGGAGCTTGTACGGGTCGACGCCGTAACGGACACCACCCTTACCGTCGGACGCGGGGTCCTGGACACAGTCCCTGTGGAGCATGCTGAAGGGACGCGGGTGTTCTTCTCTGATGCCTATTTTGAAACAGACACGGTAGAATATGCCTCCGGGGAGACCGCCCACATTCGGCTACTGCCCGCGACTGGTATGGGGGTTCTTCCCATCGGCTCCGCCCCGACCCAGACTGTGGCTATTGGCGGGCGCTCAGGACGCCCTTATCCTCCCGGCCGTTTTCGTATCAACAACATCGATTACCCGTCGGCTGTCGGGACCGCCACTATAGAAGTGTCCTGGTACCACCGGGATAGGTTGCAGCAAACGGCTACACTGCTGGACACAACGGCTGGCAACATAGGGCCGGAGCCCGGCACCACCTACACCTGTCGCCTCCTCCGGGTAGACACCTCTGCGGTACTCGACGAGGTGACTGGGATCACCGGTAATGGGGCTACCTTAACTACGACCTATGAGGGCCGTGTTCGGGTGGAGGTCTTCTCGCTTCGAGAAGGGAGGGAATCCTTCCAGCGTCATCGTTGGGACTTTGACTACACCCCGCCCCCTCCACCGAAGTCGTAAGATCCGAACCCATCCCAAAGGCGATACATTTACCGATCAGTATCGCCAGCGGGGTGGAGATCAGCAGGTACAGCAGGATACCCAAGAGCCGTGCATTCATCTTCATAGATCCTATCGTAGTCAGGCCAATACCCTTCAGCCACCATATTACAGTAGTGGTTTTGCTGGAGCACGGCGTCCTCGAAGTCCATGTTCCCGATCCAGCCCATAATGAGCAGAATCAGGACAAGGTACCTGAAGGTCGGGCGGCGCAGCACGTCTTTGATCAGGTCCATGGTTACCTCCTTCAAACCACAACACGGATTTCATATTCGATGGCGACCGCGATTCCCTTGCCGGGCTGCGTATACACGTTGCTGTGCTCAAAAATCTTAACAACCTTGCCTTCAGCGCGGAGGCGGCGGGCTTCGATACGAGCGGCTTTCAGGGTCTTGAACATTTGCTATTCTCCTTTCTGTTGAGGAACCTTTCCCCTAATCATGATTAGATTATAGGGGGAGTAGTCTAGGAATGCAACGCCTTTCTACTCTTTGATCGGCTCCACATGGCCCCAGTCTGGTCCAATGTCCCCGTCCGCCCGGACCGGGATACTGAGGGGGATGGCCGTCTCCATGATGTGCTTCATTTCCCGGAAGGCTTCATCCTTCCCACCTGGATCACTGAAGTCCAGCTCATCGTGGACGGTCAGGCGCGGGATACCGGTCTCATCGAAGACCCCGTCCCGATAGCACTTGAGCATGGCGACCTTCATCAGGTCCGCCGCGGAGCCCTGCAGGCGCCGGTTCAGGGCCTTGTGGGTGTAAGCCCGGCGGATGGACCCGTACCGGAGGATGGCCTGCTCGTAGGGTAGGGCAATGGTGTCCTCGCCCCACTTTGAGGGCTCCCACAGGTCGAAGCGGCTACGGCGCCCGAGGATTGTGGTTATAATCCCCGTCTGCTGGGCCTCCTCCGCGCAGGCATCCATGGTGGCCTTTGCGAACGGGACGCCCTTGTGGTAGGCCGCAAAGAGCGCCCTGCCTTCGGCCTTGGTTAACCCGAGGTCCCCGGCCAGCTTGTCCACTCCCATACCGTAGATCAGGCCGAAGTTAATATTCTTGATCGGCCGGCGCCAGTGCTTCCGGAGCTCCTTAGTAGAGATGTCCCAGCCGGCCTGCGGGGCTACCAGGTCAAGGGCCATCTCATGGTAGTCGGTGTCCGGGTGGGCATTGAAGTGAGCCCGCACGTCGTCACTACCTGGCCCGCAAGCAAAGTGGATCAGGAAGCGGTATTCGATCTGGCTGTAGTCGTACTTCCGCCAAGCGGCATGGCCTTCGTCCGGAATGAAGAGCCCCCGGATCAAAGGGGCCAGCTCGTCGTCCCGGCTCGGGATGTTCTGCAGGTTGGGGGTGCTGGAGCTAAAGCGGCCTGACCGGGTGCCGGTACTATCCCCGCGAAGCGGGTGGAACTGCCCGTAGACCATCCCATTGATGTGGGAGTTCAGGATGTAGGATTCGATGAAGGTCCCCCGTAGCTTGTCGCACTTCCGAATCTCCCGAATGCAATCCGCCAACGGGTGCTTGAGCCCCTCGAGGAACCCCTTCGTGAAGCTTGGCCTACCCTTGGCCGTCCGACCGTGCCCGAGGCCGATGGTATCGAAGGCCCGAGCTAGACTGTCGGCGGAGTTAATGTCGACATCAAAGCCGGTCATGTGCCGGAGCTTCTTGTGCTCCTCCTTCGCCCTCTCAGCCAGAACCTCCCGGAGTTCTTCCGCCCGGGCCACGTCGACACGGACCCCTGCGAAGCGCATATCAACCAGCATCGGGATGAGGGCACACTCCATCTGGAACAAGTGGAAGAGCCCCTCCCGGACCAGGAGCGGGTACATGACGTTGGCCACACGCAGCGGCAGGTCGGCGTCGCTTTCAGCATAGGGGCCGACTAATCGGGGCGGGGCGCGGTAGATATTCGCGCGCTGGCTCCCGTCCGCCTTGCCCCCGTAGTACTTGGCGCACCAGTCGTAGAGGACGTTTGACACCTTGCCTTCTCCGAGGTACTTCTGGCCAAGGGTCTCCAGGTTCACGCCGGCCCGTTCGTCCAGCAGGGCCTCGGCGAATTGCACGTCAACCAGCTCCCCACGGACGGTAACCCCCTCGTGGCGGAGCCAGCCAATATCGTACAGGAGGTTAGCCCCGACCTTGGGCTGGCGGGGGTTACCGAGCGTGTGGCGGAGCCATTGGAGGACCACTTCTGGGTCCCAATTGTCCTGCGGTTCCACCTCGTGGCGGATGGGGAAGTACCAGCGGCCCCCTCCATCAGCCCCGATGGAGACCCCGACGATATGGCCCTTGCCACGAGCCCAGCCGGGGCCATGGGTTAAGAGGTCCGGGTCGTAGGTTTCACAGTCAATCGAGATACAGGCTGCCCGGGAGAGGTCTGGCAGGTAGGTCGGTGGACGCCAGCCGGTGTCCGGGATTGGTGGCATGATGCGGACGGTCTCCCGCTTGCCTGACTTGACCGGGACATCCTCCCAAAACATACCGATGGCATCAAACCTCATCCCCGCATCCCCACAATCGCGCCGCGGACACGGTCCCCGTAGAACAGGCAGGGGGCCGGGTACTGGCTCAGGTCGACGGTCTCCGCTATGCCCTCGAGGAGCTGGAGCTGTTTGATATTATAGATACCCTGCTCGGGAAGGCCCGCCAAATCAACCGAGGCACCGAGCCCATCATCGGGAATTGTGGCCATACGAGTGTTGAGGAAGTAAACCCGCTGCAAGTCATCCGCGAATGGGAGCAAGTCCCCCAGCGCCTCGAAGAACCCCTCCGGAAACGGCTGCTGGGTGGAGTCCCGGTTCAGGACCTTGCCCATGTCCGGCCACTGGGTCGAATAGGTCTGAGTGCGCAGCCAGCGCCCAGAGGCGTAGTGGAAGGTCACGTTGTTCTCGCAGACCTGGACCTTGGTGGGCTCCTCTCCAATTCGGATGAGCTCCTGCACCGCTGGCTTTGGGATGTTGACCTCGACGGGGAAGTTGTAGCCGAGCCAGTACTCCACCAGCGTCACGTTGTTGGTCGCGAAGGCCGAAGGGCCACGAAACATGATGCCCCGTGCCCACTGGCGGGAGGCGTCATCCGCGATGAAGGGGTTGAGCTTCTTGAGGGCCTTGAGTAGGGTCCCATCCAGCTCCAGGATCTCCCCCTCCGGCTGGACATCGGGGTAGGTCTCGTCGATGCAGTCCACAAAGGCCTTGAAGGAACCGCTCTTGATGGACAGGCGCCCGGCCGGGGTCATGTTGAGCTGGACCGTATCCTTGCAGGTGGCGATGGCCTTGATAAAGGGGGCCGCCTTCGGGGTGACCTCGAGGTCCAGGTCAATCGGGCTGCATAGGGCAAGGCTACCGTTGTAGCCCTTGATGAAGCCGCCCGAGATGTGGAAGTGGGTCAGCGCCTGGACAAAGTCCTTCTTGGCGACTGCCCCCTGAACGAATTTAAGGGCGTCAAGCATTAAAACAACTCCATCTGCTCGTTCTTGAAGGTGCCGGGCATGGTGTTAAGCAGATTCTCGTTGATGTAGGTGAAGGCCCAGCAGTTGTAAGTCCACCTGCTGACGTACTCCATCTGGAGGCGCTCAATATCAAATCCCTGCTCCGTGATTCGTTTGACTAGCCCCTCCCGCTGGAGGTCTGGGATTGTATTCAAGTGCCGGTTGTATTGCTTTGCCGACGGGCTGTTTGTGGACACCGACATGGCCCCCAAACCTGGAACTAGTATATTCCCGTTCGCCGCGATCTGCACCCACGAAGACGAGTCCACTGAGTACCAAGGATACCGCTCCATGAGAGTCTGTGTCGTGAGGCCGAAGCCGTGGACCTTGAGGCGGGGGCGGCCGGACCCATCGGTCAGGTACTTGTCCCAGATGCGGTCCAACCAGTGGAACAGCTGCGGGGTGGAGATGGGTACCATACCCCCAAGCGTGATGTAGTCGTAGTTCTTGATATACCACTCCAGGTACCGCTCATCCTCCCCGTAGTGGAAGCAGGGGAGGGGGCGGACCCCCATCTGCTCCATGGCCATCTGATTCTGCCAGGTCTTGAGCGGGTCGCCAATACCGTCGAGGACCGAGGCGCACAGCGCCCCGTCCACGTTTTCGATGATGTCTAGGTTTCGTTTGATGTAATCGCAGTACCCGCGGATATCCACCTCGACGCCCTTGGTGAAGGCCGAGAACGCCCCGGAGTCCAGAAACACCCTTGACCCCATCGGCCCGGATCTTGTCGACGTAGGCCTGCTTGTGGATATAGTGGTAGGACTCCAGGTAGTACCGGACTCCATCCCGGGCGGCCTTCTCGCGCTCCGTCAAACGGGCGTAGAGCTGGCTCTCCTTGTGGAAGTTCGAAGTGTAGATACCCGCGAGATACAGCTTCATTACTTGGCCAGCTCCATGAACTCGGCGCGGGCCTCCGGCTTGTCCTTCAGGACGCCACGGAGCGCGCTGGTGATGGTATGGTGCCCCTGCTGACAGATGCCGCGGGATTCCATGCACATGTGACGGGCTCGGACAATCACCCCGACCCCCTTCGGCTGCAGGTGCTCGTCCAGCGCGTCGGCGATCTGGTTGGTGAGCCGCTCCTGGACCTGGAGCCGACGGGCGAACATGTCCGCTAAGCGGGAGAGCTTGGACAGCCCGACGATCTTGCCGTTCGGGATGTAGGCGATGGTCACCGTCCCGAAGATGTCGGCCAGGTGGTGCTCACACTTGGAGTAGATGGGGATGTCCTTGACGATCACCATCTCATCGCACTTCTCGGCACCGTCTTCGAACACCTTGAGAATGTCCGCGGCATTCTTACCGTACCCGCTGCACCAGTGGCCCCATGCTTTGGCCACACGGCGAGGGGTCTCCAGCAGGCCGCCGCGCTCCGGGTCCTCGCCGACAAACTGAAGCAGGCGCCGGATGTTGTCCTCGATCCCACCCTCAGCGGTCTCCTCCCACGGGAAGACCACCCAGCGGTCACCGAACTCACCGTCCTTCTCGGTCTTGTCGATCAAGGCGAAGAAGGGTTTGCCCGGGTATTTGTCGCACCAGCGGCGCATGGTGGCCCCGGAATCAATGATGTCATCGATGAATAGGTCCGCTTCGGCCGGGTCATCCACCAGCTGCAGGTTACCATGGTGGCCAGCGACTGCAAGGGCTGCCGAAATCCCGCCGCGGGGGATGGCGAAGGCCTTGGTGGCCTCCGGCAGCAAACGGTGGATGCGGGCGGCCAATGTGATGGCCAGATTCGAGATCGCGGCATTGGTCAGAATATGCTTCGACATGTGTTCATGCTCCATAAGATGCGAAGCACTTCATGGTCTCCTCGACCATGACTTCGCTGAGTTTAATTCCGGTGCCGGCCAGCTGGGCCGGACCGACGACTTCCACGAGGTACTGAGCAATGTTCTCAGCCGTCGGGTTGAAGGGGACAACCACCACGGTGGGGTCCAGCTCCAGGAGGTAGGACTTCAACGGGTCTTCTTCCCAGATGAGGAAGCGGTGGTCCCAATGCTCCTCGGTCCACATGCAGAGCTTGGCCTTGACCTGGCTGAAGTCAATGACCCGTCCGATCCCATCCAGCGCCCCGTCCTCGGCGACGCAGGTGAAGTGGATGCGGTAGTTGTGGCCATGCAAGTGACGGCATTTGCTTTCATGCCCGTAGACGCGGTGCCCGCAGGAGATGTCGTGATAACGGTGAACCTTGTAGCCAGCCATGTTTATACCTCCAGCCAGTTATCGAGGGCCAGCAGGTCGAGGTACTGCTCGACCACCTCCGGCGCGTAGTTCGGGGAATCCGGCAGGTCCATGAGGCCCTCGTGGAAGGCGCGCAGCACCAGCGGGTCCGGCACATTGGCCTCTTCGAAGCCCTTGGCCCGGAGCAGGGTGGCATGGTCGTGGCCCACAGGCGGGTAAGCCCCGTCGTAGCTGGTGTGGGTCCAGGCCAGCGCAGCGTAGCACCCCGGCAAGGTTAGGGCCAGTTCCACGGTGGCCTTCTTGGTTAGGCGCATCAGCGGGGTCAGGATGGCCAGCGAGGCAGGGGCACCATCTTCACCGGTAAAGGTCCCGAGGTTGCAGGCGTGGGTCAGCGCATGGATGAAGGCCGACCGGCAATCTGGGTAACCACCGTAGTCTTCCTCACAGACCCCGGTCACCAGCGCCTCGGCGTTGTGGATGTAGGCCCGATTCGCCGCGATGGTCAGGAACATCTGGTTGCGCATCGGTACGAAGGTCTTCTCGAGCCCGCCCGGCAGTGACTTGTGGTCTGTGTATTGTTCCAGCTCGTTGTCCGAGATCAGCGGAGAGGCCCCCTTGAGCACCGGCCCCATCGTGATGATCTCGTGGGACAGGACGCCAGCCAGCTTGGCCACCTTGGTTGCGGCTTCGATCTCGCGCGCATGGCGCTGGTTGTAGTCAAAGGTTACCGCATGCACTTCGAAGCCCAAGTGGCGAGCCCAGAAGAGGCAAGTGGTCGAATCCTGGCCACCGGACAGGACAACGATGGCGACAGGCACTTCGGAACGGGTGCGCTTGCGCTCCCCTTCGAACAGTTCCAACTGTTGCTCACTCATGATGATATTACTCCAGGTTGATGATTTTGTGCGTTTGCAGGCACAGGGTATAACCGAACTTCAAGCAGCTGCGGATGGCGGCGTCCAGATGGCGGTTATTCTCGATCGGATCGTTCACGTCGATGGGCTGCACGTAAACGGTCCCTTTGAACCCGACGGGGGGTCTGGCCACACGTGGGGCTGCTGGGTGCGCCAGCGCCTTGCGGGGCAGGCCGTCTTCTGGGTCAATGCTGTTGGCGTGGAGTACATACTTCAGCGCCGTGATATGGGGAGCCAGCTCGGCGTTGATCTTGCCAGCCTTCGGGCTGCAGACGACCGTGATCCGGTCATAGGGGAGGTCCGGGACAAACAAGGTCCCGTTGGTCTCGATCTGGACCCGGTAGCCATGCTCCAGCAGTAGCCGGACGGCTGGGGCGATGTTCTGGCGCATGGGCTCACCGCCGCTGAACACCACCAGCTTGGACGGGCTGGACATCTCCTTGACTGAGTCCAGGATGAAGTGCGGCATGACCTGCGAGCGGTGGCTGGTGTAATCCGTATCGCACATCGGGCACCGCAGGTTGCAGCCGAACAGCCGAACGAAGACGGCAGGGACCCCGGCGAACGGGCCTTCGCCCTGAATCGTCGAGAATATGTGGTGGAGGTCCAGGAGCCCGCGCTCATGCAGATTCTGCTTGGCGATGGGCTGCTGGTTCAGCGGTTGGTTCACGTGTGTACTCCTCGTGGTTGGTCACTCTATTATATGCCCAGACAGGCGTGTACACAACGGGATTTTAGAGCAAAAGAAAGGGCAGGATGAACCTGCCCTTTCTCCACCAACCAGCCGAGGTTACTCGCTGTCGGCTTCGGTGCTCACGTCGGAGCCTTCACCACCTTCAGCGGCAGGCGCGGCTTCCTTCGGCTCGGCACCGAGGCCATGGTACTTGCGCCAGCGGCCGTACTGGGTCGCAGCGGTGGCGGCATTGATGTCCTCGGCCATGGCAGCCTCGAGGACCTTCTTGCGGGAGACCGGACTGCCTTCCTGTGCAGACAGGCTGTCCGCGATCTCCCAGATGCGGCCAGTCTTGGTACCCGCCTTCGGACGGGTGATGCCGTTCTGGATATCCTTGGTGGCCGCAGCGGCCGGGGTCTGATTCTCACTCATTGCATTTCTCCTGGATAAGATGGTGGGCTGTGCCCGGTTAAGGGGCCGTTGCGACATGCACCAGCCCATGACGTGAATCTTAGCCTACACCAGTACCGGGGTCAAGCACCCGCCACCTGGTTTTTAGATCCCTTCCATTTGCCGTACTGGACCTGAACGGTTGCCGGGTTGATCCCCTCGGCCACGGCGCGGCGGACGATCTCCGCACGCTGGGCCTTGTGGTCAGCATCCGGCATCGCGGCAGCAACCTCATCTGCGATATCCCAGACACGCCCGGTAGCCGTCCCGGGCTTGGGCCGGGCACTTGGGGTAGGGGTGGCCCCCTCCGCCCTCGCCACGGGGGTTTTACGGGGCGTGGGGGCCGGGGTTTCCGGGGTGGGCCGGTTGGGTAGCCGGACCAGCCCCGGAGGGGTGGGGAGGGGCTCCAGCTTGAGGCCAAGGACCTTGCAGGACTGGAGCAGAGCGTTGTAGTCAAAGCCCTCGTGCTGGAACCCCGTGGTGTTCCGGTACAGGAGCTTGAGCTCCATGTCCGTGAACTTGCTATACGTCCGGCTGGACGCAGCTTCCCCGATTACGATGGCTTCGGGCGCAACCTCGTCAAGAGCTTTGGCCCACACCACCCGGTACTCGCCAAGCCCGATGAAGGTCATGGTTTCGCGGTTGATTGCAATGTTCATGGTGGGTTCCCTATCATAGTAGTTCGGTAGGGGCCAGTGGGTGTCGCCATACACCTCCCCGGTAGGGTCGGCAGGATGGCGACCCCGGGTTACGAGGTCGCGCATGTTGGCCTCCTGTTACTTAGCGGTGCCGTTCTTCGTGGCCAGCCACTGCTGGTACTGGGTACGGGCGGTGTAGAAAGCGATGCCGCGGTTAACGCACTCGGCGATCACGTCCTTGCGGCGAACCTCCGGGTTAGCGTTGAACATCTCGTCCGCGATATGCCATACCAGCTTAGTCGGGCGTTCAACGGTGGAGTGGGCGGTGACCATAGTCTTGCGGGCCTTCTTAATGGCGGGGCCAAACTCTTTACCGCAGCCGAGGCACTCGAACTCTTCGTGCTTGATGGTTTCCCCGTTTACATCGTCGCCGTTGCTCAGGTGGATACCGCTGTGGGGACAGTTAACAAACTCGCCTACCACCGGCTGCTCAATTTCTTCGGCCGGGGTTTCTTCGGCGGTGACCTGGAAGCCGAATTTGCCGTCGACCTCGATGATTTCGTACTGTTCCTTTTCCAGACCAGCCTGCTTAGCGGCGCGGTGTGCGGAAGATTTAACGGTGTAGAATTTCATAATCTTGCTCCTGTCCTGGTTTATGATCCGAGGGACCCATTCCCCCTAACCATGATTGAATTATAGGGGACCCCGGATCGGGTGGTAACAGGTTGGGCGCCCGGGAGCGATTGAATGTTCGAATCGAAAGGCGCCTTTCTAGAGGCAAGAGAAAAGCCAGATCAAGTCAGAACGGGATCTCCCCTAACCACTCAGGGCAGCCCACCACAATGACCTCGAGCGGGGGCTGGGCGTTGAACTGGGAGCAACGCTTGGCCTCGTTTTCCCAGTATTCGCAATTGAGGCAGGTGGTCCAATTCTGGGAGCGGATGATCCGTTCCTGGAGCTCAATCCGCTGTGTTTGGTGCTGTTGATCCGTATTCATAGCTCATAATCTCTGGATGCTTCTTGTTAACCCAGACCCTGATGTGGGTCGGGGTACGAAGTTCGCCAAGGCGCTGAAAGGCGTCGGCGATGGTCTCGGGCGGTTCCGGCGGTGGGGTTGGGTCCTCGTTATAACTCAGGTTCCATATAGCGGATCGTTGACGCCACCAGTCCCGGGCCTTCTTGCGGGCGAAGCCCTCATGCTCGAGGCAGACCCATTCGTCGAACATACGCAGCCCGCAGTAGTAGCTGACCCGGATGCTGGGCGGGCGCCCCTCCTTGCGGTGCTCGTTGTAGACCACACTGTCCACCCGGAACAGCTCCACCTGTGGGAACTCCTGCGCGTCACGGATCAGGGCCTCGGTTCCCGCATGGGAACCGAACTTGATGGACCGCGGAAACCCGAAGCCGCATTCCGGACAGTGGGTCAGGCTGGCATGGCAGTAGATGCCGCAGTTCTCACAGATGCGGACCGGGGCCTGGCCCCCGCCCCTGCCCTTGCGCTTCGGAACGACCGGGTCGTTGATCGGGCCGAGGCGACGGGTATTGCCGGCAAAGTCCAACACAAGGCAGTTGCGCTTCGGGCTGTTGATGATGGCGGCCAGCCGGCCCTCGGTGGTGTCCAGGTCAAAGCCGGGGGCGTAGAGTGGACGGGTACCCCGCCCAAGCATCTGGACCCACAGCCCCGGCGACTGGGTCGGGCGAAGCATGACAATCAGGTCGATGGCCGGGAAATCGAAACCCGTGGTCAGAATACCGCTGTTGACCATGGCCCGGTACTTACCAGCCTTGTAGTCCGCCAACCGCTGGTCCCGCTCCTTGTCACTCATCTTGGAATGGACGCAGGTGGCGGAGATCCCGAGGCTCTCCAGCATAGCGGTAACATGGATGGCGTGCTCCACCCCGGAAGCGAAGACCAGCCAGTGCTGGCGGTCATGCCCCATCTCGAGGGCTTCCAGCAGGGCGGCATGGGTCACCTCGTCCCGGTCTACGGCGGCCTGCAGCTGCTTGAGGTTGTACTCGCCCTGTTGGACCTTGACCCCCTCCACGTCCAGCTCCGTGCGGGTAGGCCGTGGGACCAGCGGGCAGAGGTAGCCTTCGGCCAGGAACCAGTTGAAGGCCGCGAGGGTCGTCATATCGACACAAACGTCGGTGAAGAGCCCGCCCTCCTCGATCAGGAGGCCTTGCCCCATCCGGTAGTGTGTAGCGGTAAACCCGATCACCTTGAGGTACGGGTTGACCTTCTTGAGGCCGTTGATGAATACCTGATACATGGTATCCGCCTTCGGGGAAACCAGATGGCATTCGTCAATCAGCAAGAGGTCAACATGGCCGAAGGTCTTCACCGCCTTGATAGCGGTGGCGATCCCGGCGTAGGTGATCGGGCAGTAGGTGTCCCGGCGCCCTAGCCCCGCGGAGAAGATGCCCGCAGGGGCGGTCGGCCAAATGGCCAGGAGCTTCTCGAAATTCTGCTCGATGAGCTCCTTGACGTGGGTCAGCTTCATGATCCGCTGGCCGGGGTAGCGCTGGAAGGCCCGCTGAATGAAACCGCCAATGACCATGGACTTACCGGTGCCGGTAGGCATGGCAACGACCGGGTTGCCCTCCCCGCCTTCTTCGAAGTAGCGGAAGACGGACTCGATCGCATAGTCTTGGTAGTCGCGGAACTTCATTCTATTGCTTCGCCTTGATCAATGGGTGGAGTTCGTAGTCGTCGCAGCCGCGGAGCTGGGCTTCCTTGTCGAGCTCGATGGGGTCCTCCCATCCTTGGGCCTCGGCGTCCGCTATACACTTCGGATTTTCGCATATCCACTTGCCTTCATCAATAGGAGTAGACCAGCGGCAGGTGCGGCAATTCTTCTCGGGCATGGCGGCTCCGTGGCAGACCGGGGAGTGGTCACAGAACTTGCACTTGTACCAGCCCGGGCTGTTGTTGATCCGGGGTGGTGGTTCGACGGCGTCAATCACCATGGCGGAGCGGTCCAGGAACCGGTCATAGGTCACTTGGTCGAAGGCAACCAGCTCGGCGTAGAGCTCGTCGTCATTCTTGTTGACCGCCATGTAGAGCGCCCAGCGGAACCCGTTCTTGCCCATGTACATCTGCATCTGAACATAGTGCTCGAACTTGGCCTCGCGGACGCCGTCCCCCTTCAGCTTCTGGAAGGACTTGTCGTTGTGGGTCTTAAACTCCCCGAGCACTGGCTCGTCTGGGATCTCCGGGATACCGAGGATGACACCATCCATCCTGCCGCCGAAGTGGCCCCTGTGTCCCTTGATCCGGAACTGGTTGCCTTCCTCGTCAAACTGCCAGACGGTGCAGCCGATCATCAGGAGCAGGGCCACCATCCGGGGCTCCTCGAGGTGCCCGCGGTTAAAGAGTCGGATCATCCGACCGTCGAAGCTGGGCTTGGTGGTCCAGCGGAAGGAGTACCAGAGCTCCCGGGCGCACTCGCGTCCGATCAGGGAGGCCCCGAGATAGGAGCGGAAGTCATCCTCCTCGTCACGGTAGGCGTCCTCGGCCTGTGGCATGAGGTGGCGAAGGTGCCGGCGGAAGGCCGCGCCTTGGTCCCGCTCCAGGTGGGCGGCGATAGTGGCGAGGGTCTGGGTTGCGATACGAGGGGTATAGCTCATTAGCGAGGGGCCTCCAAGCGGGGCAGCTTTATATCCGAAAGCTGGGCGAAGGTTAACAGGAACCGATTGTAGGCATCCTTTGGTTGGAGAGGGGCCTCCGCCCGGAGGCGGGGCAGCCCCTTGAACTCCATCGGTAGCGGCTGCCGCATAAGCTCCTCCCACTCCGTTCGCAGGGCGCGGTCATCCATCTCCTTGATCAATGGATGTTCGAAGCGGGTAATACCGAACCGGAAGGAGACGGCCTCCCAGACGTTGGCTTCGATCTTCTTGTAATCCGGCAAGAGGCACTTGAGCGGGCGGGGTAGGTCCACCACATAGGCCTCCGTCGCGTCATGGAGGAGTCCGGCCAAGCGGAGCTCCGGAGGGAGCGCCAAGGCGACCCGAACACTGTGCTGGGCCACCGAATAGAACTCACGTGTGTGGCCAGCAAACCGGCACAGGTTGCTCAGGCTGTGAGCGATGTCCAGAAGGCTGACGTCGTCCGGGGTTATCCGCTGGATGTCAATGGCGCGGCCGCTTGCGGTTGTTAGGTACACTCTTCTTTCTCCTTGCCTTCCGGCAGATTCTGATTACTAGCTCGCAGGTCGCCGCGTCGAACCAAGATATATGGCACGCCCCCACTTCGATCCCAAGCTGTTCAGCCAACCATTGATATGCCTGGCCCCGATCCATTTTACCGCGCTTCCAGATAGGGTCAAACTCCTCATGCGCCTTTTACGCATCTGTCTCGTTTCTCGATCCGCCATTTTACCGAGTGGGATATCCGTCCCGGGATGGCAACCCACTGATGCCCTGCAATGGCCACAGAACCAGGTTAGAGGCCAATTGCCGATAGCCGTCCCGTACAGGACGGAGTTCTCCTCGAGGCTGACGGAGCGGCTACGGCAGCTGTCACATGATAGCGGTCTGGGCAAGGGGTCCTTGATTTTATGCCTCNCTCTGAGCCCCTCAGACCATGAAAAGGACCCCGCCGTGAGGCGGGTCCCAAGGTTGCCTGTTACTGGCGGGGCTGTGCCCAAGGCGGGGTCGGACCCGCAGCCGGGGCAGCATGAGGGGCTTGCTGAGGGGTCGGCTGGGCTGCCTCTGCCGGAGCCTGCCGGCCCTGCATCCACGGGGGAGTCGGGGCACCGCCCTGCGCCGGGGCCTGCTGGGGAGCAGGCTGCTGGGCAGGCTGCTGGAACTGCTGCGGAGCCGGGGCCTGCTGGGCCGAAGGCTGCTGCCACTGCTGTTGTGGTGCCTGCTGGGGTTGCTGGAAGCCCTGCTGCGGGAACTGCTGAGCAGGGGCCTGCTGCGGCGGGGCCTGGAAACCCTGCTGCGCCGGGGCAGCCGTGGTGCCGGTATCCCCGTTGATGTGCTTGACCGCCTTGACCTCGTTAGAGGGCTCGTACTGGCCGGTTGAGTCGGTGCGGACGGACACCCGTGCCTTGAACGGGATACCGTGCAGCTGCTGGGAGTCCTGGACCTGGATGACACCGGTGGCATGGCAGTAGGCCGACAGGCGCTTGTAGGCGATCTCGGCAGCAACCGGGTTCTGGTTCTGGAGGTTGAGACGGTCGAAGACCTGATGACCAGCGTGTTGGCCGTCCACCACCTTCAGGGTCAGCTGGAGGTAGGCGCCGTTACCATCCCTGGTGGGTTTCATCTCAGACTCGACGATCATCATGTTGTACCAGCCCGCGGGGATGGGTTCAAACGACTGACCGGGGTCGACTTGGGTTGCATCGAAGTTTAGCTGTGCCATGTTACATTGCTCCTAGGATTTTCGTGATCATGTGGTTGAGGTCCGGCGGTTCGATGGCATCCAAGGCGCCGGAACGATCCTTGGCATCGTACTGCAGGTCGGGCTGGGTCTGGAGGAACCGGTACTGCTCGCCCTGCGGTGTCTTGTTGATCCCCAGCCGGAAGACCTCGTCAAAGAGGTACGGGAGCTGGGGGCCGAGTTTGGAACCGGGCATGCTGGCCATGTAGCGGACGATACCCGTCATCTCGTCCTTGACGGGTTCCATCTTGGCCGCCATGTAGACGTGCTTACCTTGCAGGTCCCGGAAGGCCTTGATTGTGGTCATCATCTTCTCGATGAGCTCCCCGTAGGCCTGCCGCGGGTCCTTGACCTGACGCTTGGCGTTGGCCAGCACCACCTCACCGATCTCCGAGATGGAGTCGATACAGACGGTTGCGAATTGCTTGGCCTCGGCCGACTGGCTACACCAGCGATGGGCCTCGGTCAGATCCTCCACCGTTTTGATCTCGATGACCGGAATCTGGAACTTGCGGAGGGACAGGAGCCCCGCCTCGGCTGAGATAATGATGGGGGCCGGGGCCGTTGCACAGAGGGTGGTCTTGCCGGCGCCGGATGGACCATACACCAGCGCCTTGACCCCGTGGAGCTGGGCGGCTTGGTCGGTCGTGGTGAACTTGAGAGCCATTCAGTGCTTCTCCTGGAACTTGGACTCGGCCATGGCCTGTTCTTTGGCCATCCCTTCCTCCGATAGAAATCGTAATATAACCACTTTCTTGTCCCCGTCCACCTCGAGGGCGAGGCCACCGGTGACGGCGTCCATGTCCCCGAACGGGATCTCGATACGGCCGCCCTGCTTGAGCACCGTGGCCTCGACCGCCCGCATGATGGTCTCCTGCTCGTTCTGCCGTTGCATGGCTTCTTCAAGGATTTCGCGCAGCATGATTTACTCCTTTGCCTTCGGGGCCACCAGCTCAAGGGTGGGGAAGCCCGGCTTGACGGTGAGGGCTTGGTCGAACACTGCCCGCTGCTCGGCGGTCAGCTCCTTGTACGTGGCGGTCTTAAGACCCGGCGACCACTTGACGAGGGTATCGGTATTGACCCCCATCTCCCGCAGCTGCTCGGTAACCGCCGGCAGGGCCGCCTCGTCAATCTTGCGGTCCAGCTTGTAGGTACCCTTGAGCTTCCAACCTTTGGCCAGGTCCAAGGTATTGGTCCCTTCTTTGGGGGCCGGGTAGAAGGCGGCGAAGACCTGCTTACGCAGCTCCTGCTCCTTGGCGACAATTGGCTTCACGGAGTCAGCCTCCGCCTTGGCCAGTCGCCATTCCTCCAGCAATTTCATCTGTTCTTCGGTCATGCCTGTACTCCTTTCGTGGTGGGTGTACGCCCATTATAAAGCGGTGGTCCTGTCAAGCAACCCGTATTTTGAACCTACTATACGGGGTTGAAAATCCTATCCCTATCCCCCATAATGGCAGGGTCGTATAAACCACCAATGGAGCATCACTGAAAATGGCAGCTACTCCTGTCAAGGGGTCTCTGCACAGCAGGACCTTGGACCTGTTGAAGCAGAGCGGGGTACCCCTCCCCGAGATATATAAGGAGACTCACCTCCCCTACTACTGGCTGAAGAAGTTCAGCAGTGGGGAAATCAAGGACCCATCCGTCAACCGCGTGCAGCGCCTGTATGAGTACTTGGCTGGCCGAAAGCTGGAGGTCTGAGGATGTGGAACAACATTCCAATGGAGCTGCGGGCTCTTCCGCAGTGGGTTTGCGCCGGACCGGACAAGGTACCCTTGAGCCCGCGGACTGGCCAACCGGCGTCGGTCACCGACCCGAATACGTGGGCTACCTTCGAAGAGGCCGTCAGGGCGGGGATGAAGCACGTCGGCTTCGTGCTGGCGGAGTGGGACCCCTACACCATCATCGATCTGGACAACAAGCCCTCCAAGCCCTGCACCCCGGAGCAGTGGGCTAGGCACCAGAAGATCCTGGAAGCCTTTGACAGCTACACCGAACGCTCGGCGTCTGGCACCGGCTACCATATCATCGTCAAGGGGCGCATCCCGGCTGGGGTCCACCGCGACAACGTGGAGGTCTACAGCTCTGCCCGCTATATGATCTGCACCGGCGACGTGGTCCGCAACTCCCCGATTGCTGATTACCAGCAGCTGCTGGACGTGCTCTACGGGGAGATGAAGCCCGCCGACGCGGTGGAGCTGGACGACGTGGACGGCATCCTGTCGGACGAGGAGGTAGTGGAGATGGCCATGCGGGCCGCCAACGCCGACAAGTTCAACGAGCTCTGCCGAGGCGACTGGCAAGCGATGGGCTATGAGAGCCAATCGGAGGCTGACTTCGCCCTGCTGTCGATCTTCGCCTACTACACCCGCGACAACGAGCAGGTGCGCCGGCTGTTCCGGATGTCCCAGCTGGGTAAACGCGAGAAGGCCCAGAAGAACGACAAGTACCTGAACTTCGCCCTCGGTAAGATTCGCGCCCAGCAGCCGCCCCTTGTGGACTTCGAGGAGCTCAAGGCCAACATGGCCCCCGCCACTTCCATCCCGGAGGCCCCTACCCCAACCCCGGCCCCTTGTATAAAGGACACCGCGCCGGTTGTCCCCGGTGTCCACCTGCCGCCCGGGCTGGTGGGAGAGGTGGCCCAGTATATCTACCAGACGGCCATCCGTCCGGTACCCGAGATCGCCCTCGGCGCGGCCATCGCCATCACGGCCGGGGTGTGCGCACGCAGCTACAACATCTCCGGCTCGGGGCTCAACCAGTACCTGATCCTGCTGGCCAAGACGGGGGCGGGCAAGGAGGGGGCGGTCACCGGTATTGATAACCTGATCGCAGCTGTCCGCCCGCAGGTGCCCATGGTAGACCAGTTTATCGGCCCGAGCGCCTTCGCATCCGGTCAGGCCCTGATCAAGGTCCTGGACGACCGGCCTTGCTTTGTCAGCGTCCTCGGGGAGTTCGGTCTCACCCTGCAACAGCTGTGCGACCCGCGAGCCAGCAGCCCGCAGATCATGCTGAAGAAGGTACTCCTCGACCTCTACAGCAAGAGCGGCTGGAACAAGGTGCTCCGGTCCAGCGTCTATAGCGACACGGACAAGAACACCAAGATCGTGCAGGCCCCGAATGTGACCATCCTCGGCGAGTCCACCCCGGAGAACTTCTTCGAAGGGCTGGACAGCATCCATATCGCTGAAGGTCTCATCCCGCGCTTCTCGGTCATCGAATACACCGGTCCTCGGCCCCCGCGGAACCGGAACGCCAACCAGCCCCCGAGCCAGCAATTGGTGACCAGGTTCTCTGAACTGGTGGCTATTAGCCTGACGATGGCGAACAACGGCACCTGCGCCAACGTGCAGATTGAGAGCTCTGCCCTCCAGCTTCTGGATGAGTTCGACGCCAAGGCTGACGGGATGATCAACGCAGCCGGCTCGGACGTGGACATGCAGTTGTGGAACCGTGCCCACCTCAAAGCCCTCAAGCTGGCGGCGGTCATTGCGGTGGGATGCAACCCTCACGCCCCGGTGGTGACCCCTGACATCGCCCGCTGGGCCATCGACTTCGTGGAGCGGGACGTGGCCGTGATGACCACAAGGTTCCAGCGTGGGGAGGTCGGGGTCGGTGACCATCGGCACGAGGTGGACATCCGGAAGGCCGTCGAGGCTTACCTGGCCATGTCGGACAGCCAGCGCCTGCAATACAAGACCCCGAAGTCCCTGCTGGGCCAGCCGGTGGTGCCGTTCCACTACCTGCGCCGCAAGCTCCGTCTCCTGTCTGCCTTCAAGAACGACCGCCGAGGTGTGGCCCGGGCGCTGGAGGAATCCCTCAAGGACATGGTCAAGGCAGAGATACTCCGGCAGGTGCCGCCACAACAAGCCATGGAGAAGTTCGGTGTCACGACCGAACTCTATGTCAAGGGGCCGACGTGGTGACAGGGGATAGGGTGATTACCCTGGGGAGGGTACCCCCTATCCGTGGGGTACCGCCTTGGTGGCTAAGGCTTACCGCCCGCCGGGGGATAGGGGGATGGGGGGATAGGGACAAAAATATAAACAAGAGGAGTAGATATATACGTGATTCTTAATTATTAAATGGTTAAGGGTATATATCCCCCATATCCCCTATCCCCTTACTATATATATACTTCCTTAGTGGCTAAGGCTCGTGGAGGGGATAGGATGGGGGAAATGTTTAGGAGTTATGGGATAAACTACCCGAAACCAAGTTGATATCATTGTCTTTCTAGAAGGAGAATGCAAGTGGCAGGCTTGATGAGTCGAAATAAAGGTATGCGCGGGGAAAGAGAAGTCGTGAAGTTGTTGCAGCCCGTGGTCAACGAGGTCTACGAGTCGCTGGGGCTGGAACCGCCCCTGCTCGAGCGCAACCTCATGCAGTCCCATAAGGGCGGCTGCGACTTAGCCGGTCTAGACTGGCTGGCCCTCGAGGTCAAGTACCAGGAGCAGCAGCAGATGACCAGCTGGTGGGAACAGTGTAAGCGACAGGCCAAGCCCGATCGCGAGCCGGTCCTGTTCTACCGGAAGAACAACGTGAAGTGGAAGGTCCGCATGTTCGGGTATCTGGTGGCTGGGGGCCAGCGCGTCCGCTGCCCTGTGGACATCACCCACGAGGCGTTCCTGGCCTACTTGCGCATTCGCCTCATGAAAGAGTTGTCCCCGTTAAACGGGTAAGGTATAATCTAGTCATGGTGAGGGGAGGGTCCCTCACTCTGACAGAAGTCGTCGGTGTGATCCGCCACTAACTAGAAAGGGGAACGACATGAGCATCAACATCCTGGCCGGGCGCAAAGCGCCGCTGTACTGCAAATATTCTGGGAAGGATCATGAACAGCCTGCCTATATCGAGATGAATGAACACGGCGACTTGACTGCTGACTACAGTGTAGATGTTGGGAATGCCGTCTTATCAGCGGCATGGCACGGGAGGTCCATCAGGTGGAGCATCTGCGCCCAGGCCAACGGCAAAGCGCTGGCTGAATTTTTGCAGCGCGATGATGTGAAAGCGTTATTTGAGCGGGTGCACGCCGGTCATACCGTGGAGTGGAACGGCCACGGATTCACTGGATCACTCAGTGATGATGCTCAGGTTGCTCGCGACAAACTACA